TCAAGAAGACCTATATCGATGACATCGAACCAAACAAGCCTTTTCCTGCCTTCGATATAGAAACGCAAAGAGAATACCTGTGGCCCCCCGGTCACGAAAAAGCAGGCCAGCCGCTCTTCCTCCGTAAGTTTGTTCCAGCGCGGTTGACCGACAATCCCTATCTGTTAGCAGACGGCCAGTACGAGGCCATGCTCAGATCGCTCCCGGAAGTTGAACGGAAGAGACTTCTTGAAGGGGATTGGGACGTGGCGGAGGGAGCGGCCTTCCCCGAATTCTCAAGAGTACGGCACGTGGTCGAGCCTTTCGACTTACCAACCAACTGGCCGCGCATCCGCGCAGCGGATTATGGCTACGCTGCACCGTCCTGTGTACTGTGGGGCGCAATCGATTGGGATAATAATATTTGGGTATACAGGGAATTATATCAAAATCACTTGACAGCAGAGGAACTGGCTGATAAAATATTAGAAGCAGAACAACTTGATCCCAGCCCCCACTACACTGTTTTGGATTCGTCTTGCTGGAATAAGACAGGATTTGGTCCTTCTATAGCAGAGACGATGATGCGGTCCGGCGTACGATGGACGCCCTCTGATCGTAACAGACTACAAGGAAAGATGGAAATACACAGACGCCTTGCTAATGATCCGTACACGGAAGAGCCAAGGCTTCGTTTATTTTCCTCTTGTCAAAATATAGTAAAACAACTTGCCGGTATCCCCCTGTCTAAAACAAACAGTGAGGATGTTGATACTAAGGCAGAAGATCATGCGTACGACGCTCTTCGGTATATGCTTATGACACGAATGAGCGGGTACGCTTCTATACATAAACAACTAGGTTCTATTAAGAATCAAGTCTATCAAATACAAGATGCGACATTTGGGTACTGATGGCCACCAAAACTCCTCCTAAAAAACAGACTGGTCCTACCTACGCAGCAGAACGTGTGGCTGTTACGGAGGAGTTGTTCACACAGAAGATGGCTGACAAGAGCATCACTGTTCGTGAAGCCTTGTCCTACATTGCGGATACGGCACTCGCATCTACGCGACCCACAGAAGCAGACAAAGGCAATTTTAACAGAACTGTCAATCTAATTGGTCAACTTGCGGAAGAGGGTGTTGATGTTGATGCCCCTTATTTTCAAGTATACACAACCAAAGAATTCAATACAGCCCTAGACCCTATCGAAAGTAAGGCCGGTATAAATCGGTGGGGGCCGTGGATTTGGTTCGAAACACGTCTAGAAACAAATTCTAAGCTGCTAGAGACTCCTATCAATGTTCAACAGTTGGGCGGTACGGGCGGCATTGCCCGCGTCAAGTACAAGTTGGCGGGTGTTCAGTCACGTGGTGGTGATCCCATGCGGGGAACCATTTTTTCCGAAGACTTAGACAAGATTTACGACGAAGCTTTGAACGTAGAGTCGTATGAGGTCTTTGACAATGGTGTAGGGACAAAGAAAGAAGTCGTAGTAGACCCGGACGCACGGGCTTATTTGTACTACGAAAAGTACACAGGACAGCGACTAGAATCGAATATCGGAGCGGACGGCATTAAGATCAGTGACGTCACTTTCGGACAAGATGATAACGGCAACTTGATTGCAGAGATTGCCGGAAAACAGGTAGGAAACAAGACCCGTCCCGAAGTAACTTACACTGGTGAGTTTGCTGAATTTCTAAAAGCACACCACGACAAGCAGGTGGCTAATCTCAAGCCGGGGGAAGTAACGTCAGAGACGAATCTCTTTCGTGCCAATAAGACTAAGGTTAACAAGCTTTGGACGGATCGTATTCAGCCCCTGTTGGAAGAGCGTTTTCCGGATCAGCTACCCGCAAAGAAGGGCGGCACCCACTCCGTAATTCGTAAGATTCTTGCCCGTCAGCTTCTCAGAGAGTTTAGGGTTGACAGAGGCGCTGTCAAATCGTGGATGGGTCACGCGGGCGTAGGCATAGATGATGCAGGCGATATCCTAGAGGAACACTACACGGGTGCCGTTCCCGACGAGCGTGTCGGTCCTCTCAGTAACTTGCTAATTCACAAACACGCAAAGAACATGGGCGCAGATACTGTCAACGCCCTGTTTATTATGAACAGACTCGACGTCCCTCGCATGACAAGCCCGGACGAAAGTACCCGCGTCATTTATAAGACGCCGGAAAAAGTCGATAATTTAGCGACAGGAAACATCACTAATTTTGTAAGAGAGCCTAGCGCACAAGAATTATCAACCGTTGACACACTGTCTCGCAATACACAGTTAACGGTTGAAATTGAAAACGAAGAACTGCAAAAACGCTTAGATGATATTAAGACAGAGCGGCTGACTGCAAAGGTAGACAACAGTCCCGAAGCAATTCAACGTGCAAGGGACAACGTGCGGGCAAAGCAAGAACTTAGAGATGCGGCAGCAGATGAAGCGGCCTTACTCAAAAAAGAAAAAGAGGCTGCGGCGGCGACTGAAGCACTGCCGGTGATGAATGATAAACTTGTTAAACAGTTAAAAGATATTGGCATTGCGGTAGGAACTGGCGTAGCGACAGTTGCATCTACGGTAGCAAAATCTGCCCCGGTAGTATCGGCAGCATTTATTCCGGACCGTATTGAAGAATTACAAACTCGCTACGACATGTCCCAAGAAGAGGCGACAGCTATGGCAGGAGTAGAAGAAGTCTCTCCTGTAGGAGTCGCAATGGCCGCTAAAGAAGTGACAGAAGACGTAGGAATGGCTGCTGTTGGTCAAGTTATCAGCGGAGCAGAGGCGGGTCTTGAGAGCCAATATGGCATCAAGGGATCACTAACAGACGAGAGCCTAGAGGATATCATAACTAGGCTTGTGACCGGTGGTAGAGATACTAGCGGATTTATGAGATAGAGGGAGAACAGTCAAATGACAAATTTGAACATGGGCGAAGCATACATCATGAATTCGGACAAGACGTCCGTAGACGATCAGATGGGTGCTGATAAGCTGTACCGTGAGGGGCTTGAGTTTGATACCAAGACCGCACAGGGTGTTCTGACGGAAGACATGCCTAAAAAAGCTACTAAGGCAGGCGTCGATCCAGCAGTCATGAATATGGCCGAACAACGCGACTACTAAGGAAACGGTATGTCTGATAATTTCTTAGAGCCATCCGAAGACTCGTCTGTACCTATTATAAACCCGTCAGAACAGATGCCGGGATTGTCAGGGTACATACGGGCTAAATTTGAGGATGCAGAAAACGGCAGGTATGTCTACGAGCAGCGATGGCTACAGGCATACAAGAATTTTAGAGGAATCTACGATTCAACAACACAGTACCGTGATTCTGAACGCTCTAAGGTATTTATCAAAATAACAAAGACCAAGGTGCTTGCTGCCTACGGTCAGATTGTTGACATCCTATTCGCCAATAAGAAGTTTCCTCTTGTTGTAGAGTCTACGCCTGTACCGGAGGGTATTGAGGAGTTTGCACATATGCGAACCCCTGCAGATGACGCCATGCAGCAGGAGCAATCTGATCCCTACGGTTTTCCGGGAGATGGCAGGGAAATGCCGCCGGGTTCTACCGCTGCGGCCCAGCCACATGTACTGGGGTCGTACGGCAAAGAGTTTGGGGATTCCATACTTGCCGGAAAAGCGAAGGTGGGAGAGCCACAGTTTGAGCCTGCCAAAGAACAGGCGCGGATGCTTGAAAAACTTATCCACGATCAACTTCTAGATACTAACGCAGTCAACGTATTGCGTAAAGCTATCTTTGAGGCATCTCTGCTGGGAACGGGTGTAGTCAAAGGGCCGTTTAATTTTCATAAGCGTGTTCACAAATGGGAACGTGCAGAGGATGGTAGTCGAGAGTACGCACCGTACGAGAAGACCGTACCGCGTATTGAACCGGTATCTGTGTGGGATTTTCATCCCGACCCCTCTGCTACTTCTATAGAAGATTGCGAATATGTAATTGAGCGTCACCGCATGAACAGGCAGCAGTTGCGTAGTTTGATTATGCGCCCGCATTTTGATGCCGCTGCGATTGAAAATGCCCTCAGTAAGGGGCCAAACTACATCGACAAGTATTACGAAGACACTATTCGCGAGGATGAGTCTGAAACTTACTATCAAGAGAACAGATTCGAAGTGTTGGAGTATTGGGGCGTCTTAGATGCTAAGTTTGCCTACGAAGTAGGTATTGAAGAAGCTAAGGACATGTCGGAGTTTGACCAACTGCAAGTTAATACTTGGGTGTGTGGTAATGAAGTTCTGCGATGTGTGGTCAACCCATTCACTCCTGCCCGCATCCCATATCAAGCCTTCCCATTCGAAATCAACCCCTATCAGATTTGGGGTGTGGGCGTAGCTGAAAACATGGAAGACGCACAGTTGCTAATGAACGGCCACGTGCGTATGGCAATCGATAACCTCGCTCTTGCCGGTAATCTTGTATTCGACGTAGACGAAGCAAGTCTTGTGCCGGGGCAGAACATGGACATCTTTCCCGGTAAGATTTTCCGTCGTCAGTCGGGCGTTACTGGTACGGCAATCAACGGTCTAAAGTTCCCGAACACGGCTCCCGAAAACATTCAGATGTATCAGATTAGTCGTCAGCTTGCAGACGAAGAAACGGGCATTCCGTCTATCATGCACGGTCAGACAGGCGTCACAGGCACGGGTAGAACGGCTGCAGGCTTGTCAATGTTGATGGGCAGCGCCGGTTTGTCGATGAAGACGGTCATTAAGAACATTGACGACCATCTTCTGAAGCCTCTTGGCGAGTCTTACTTCCAGTGGAACATGCAGTTCAATGAGGACGGCAATGATATTGAGGGGGACTTAGAAATCAAGCCTCGTGGCGTAGCGGCGGTGATGCAGAAAGAAGTACGCACACAGCGTTTGACTTCTCTGCTGCAGACAGTATCAAATCCGATGCTTGCGCCGTTTGTAAAGCTTCCTAACCTAATGCGGGAGTTGGCAATCGCGCAGGATATCGATCCGGACAGTCTCGTTAATGATGTTAATGAGGCACAAGTATATGCACAGATGTTACAAGGGATGATGCAAAATGCTCAACAAGCAGCAGGCGCAGAAGCTGGCCCCGCTTCTCCACAGCAAGGAGTGGCCCCAACTGGAGGAGTACCTAGCGGAACTCCGGGAGTCGATGATTCGGGCCGTGGTAACGGCACAATCGGAGTCGGAACTGCGCCAAGTGCAGGGGAAGCTGGGTTTACTGGAAATGCTCCTGCAGTTGAAGAGTAATCACGAGGCGGTGGTAAAAAACGATGGCTGATAACGAGCTTATATCTATTGTAGACAATTTATATAACGCCTTGGGCGCAGACGACTTTGTGCGAGATGAAGTTTTAGGTAAGGAATTTGACACCTACACTCCGGCGCAGAAGAAGATGGCGCGGAATACCGTTAAAGAAGCCTTGAAGTATTTTGATTATACTGGGGAAAAGGATGGTGCGGGTAGAGAACGCATAGCCGGTGGGCCATTTATAGCAGATGAAAACCCCTACAAGGATGAAACTTTTAATATTGAATCTATGGCTTCGGTTATACGCGAGGCTCTTCCTATGTATTTCAGCGAGGATACTAGAGCGGATGGGGCAAAGCCCCGGAAAAGAGATCGTCTCCAATCTTCGGGCATGATACTAGAAGCAATGGAAGACATAGACGAAGAAGAGACTTTTGATGCCTATGGTTTTCCCAAGGGATTGAAGCCTGCGGATATTACAAAAAGTGAAAGGGGAATGCCTTCGTTGGACGAAAGATTTGACAATCGTTTCGATGATAGTGATATTTTTCCGGAAATGCGTAAACTTAATGAGGGCGGTTTTGTTGAATCGCCCGGATCACACCTCATGTTTGGTGTAGGAGGGGATGGTTCTCCGCTAGGTGTTTCTAACACTGATGATGCAGAGGAGACAACCCCCTATCAAAACTTCTTCGTGGGTCAGCAAGTTTACACTCCGGATCAATACACCGCTGGGCCTGTTAACTTCTATCAAGGTGCCCTTGGTAATCCCATTGACGTGGATACCGTAGATGAGGACGAGGATGACAGTGACGATGTAGATGTAACAGGTTTGGTTCGTCCGAATGTCGAAGACCCTACTGATACATACGCTATCCCTACTACTACTACTCGCATGGGAGAGGGTCGAGGAGCGTCTTTTAATGTTAGATCACACTCCTTTCAAACAAGCAACGAACTTCGTTCTAGCGATTTTCCCATAAACTTTACTGATTTTTCGACAGAAACATACGGTACAGATAAGACCGATAACTTTGTAAAAGACTATTTAAAAGATAAGGGGATGGGCATTCAAGCCGATGTAAAAACAGAGTCTGCACTGGCTCCTGTTTCTTCACTGAATCCTATGCTAAGTCAAGTCGTTGGTTTGGCCTTTACCAAACAGGTGGCAGCGCCTTTTGGAAAGAGTACGACTACTCGTCCTGCTGGGCTTTTAGGGTTGGGCCTTGATGTTGCGATGGCATTTCACGCTAAAAATGCCACGGCTGTGCAGCTTGCTGGGGGCAAAGCAGGCGCTCTTATGACAGTCAACAACATGCTAGTTAGTCGTAAGCCCGGTTCTATGAACTACACAGGAAATTTAATGGGGCTGTCTCAGCAGCAGATGGCCGGAATCGAAGCTACCAAAAACGGTCTTATTGCCGGTACTCTTCGTGACGAAAAAGATGACGACGGTAACTTTGTAACCACAGGCATGCGCGGCCTTATGAGTGCTGATGACGCATTTAAGGTTGGTGGCAATGTATCGGAGACAGGCTACTTTATAGACATATACGGCCAAGGTGCGAAGCTGACAGGTGCGGCAGGATTGGCGAATGACCAGTACGCCGCAGCCTACGAGGCAGCACGTAGTAGGTACGGCGTTACACAAGAACAATTCAATGCTTCATTAAAAGAGGCGCAGGATAAGGCAGGAACTTTTGGAACGGTTAGAGGAAAGCATCGTAATGCTACTTTTCTTTCTGATGCGCTTGCGCGATACCGGGACAGTGGCGGGGCAGAATCTCAAGCAGCCGCAGCAGCAGTCCCACCTCCCGCTGAATCACCTGCAGGAGAGCAGCCCACGGCACGACAACTCACAGACAGAGAATTAGCCGCACTAGGTTATGTAGGCACTGATGATGAAGGTCCGTCAAGAGACGCGAGTAGCTACGCAGTAAACAAAGCATCTACACGAAGTGACGTGGGTGGTTTGTACGATAAAAACGTGTTCGCGGAAGGTGGACGCGCAGGCTACGCTCTTGGTGGACAGCCTCCTGCTGCACCCGCAGGTTTTGTAGAGGGCAAGCCGGAACAGTTTACTGATGGGCAAAAAGTTGCAGACGACAAGCCTATGGAAGTTAACGAGGGTACGTTTGTAATTAACGCTGCAGCAGTGGAGATAGCGGGCAGCGAAGATATAAAGAAGATGCTTGTAAAGGCATACGAGATTGCTAATCAAAGAGAAGGCTTAAACGTAGAACGTCCCCGTTACGAAGAAGCAATCGATATCGCTGTATCGAGGGGCGAAGTTATTGTTCCCCCGCAGTTGGCGCGGGTTATTGGATATGATCGTCTAGAAAAGATAAACAATCGCGGTAAAAAAGAAACTAAACAACGTATCGAAGAAGCTGAACAAGTACAGCAAGCCGCAGAGGGTGGATTCATAGGTATGTCGCAGGGCGGTTTTGTAGACCTTCTTCGCGGAATACTGGGAATAAAAAAAGAACCAGTAATTACTAACCCCAAGTCACCAGCCCAAGAAGCGCCCACTGTTTCAAATGAAGGCTTTGCTTCTCCTCCGCCTACGACGGATACACGTCCTGCCGTTCCATCCACTCCTTTGCCGGAGCCAACAGAGTTTGAGAATTTGACTAATGATCTTTTACAAATTCTAGAAGATAATAAATTTGAAGGATATGTGCCTACGGGCGATAGTAAGAATAACAGTGGCGTGACTATTGGTCGAGGTTTTGATCTTGGTCAGCATAAGCCCGGAGATTTGGAGAGAATGGGTCTTGATAATGATCTGATAGCCCGCTTCACTCCGTATCTAAACAAAAAGGGCAAAGCTGCTAGAGACGCACTGGCGTACGAAAAGTCACAGGGACGCCCTCTAAAGTTTACGGAAAAAGAAGAGGGTGTGCTGGAAGACTTGAACCTTACTGTACAGCGGGCTAAGTACGATGATTTCGTAAACGTCATGGGCAAACTTAATAAGCCCATTCCCCACAACGATGCTGCCCGTGCTGCTGTATTTTCAGAGTTTTACGTGGGCGCTTTTAAGACAAAACAGAAGAAAGGCGGCGGCTTAGAGTTAACAATCCGCAAGTCTTTTATGGATGAATTAGTGAATACCGGCAATGTATATTCCGCGTTTCAAGCAGGGATTGCCGGAAAAACTAACAAAGGGTCTGCCACACGCAACAGAGCCGAAAAGACTATGAAGTGGCTAGAAGAGAACGATGGCATGGCCCACTCTTTTGATAAATATGTAGGGGGAGATGATTCGCATTACGTAGACACTCGTACGGGTGAACGTGTTCCGATTCATACAAAGCCCACGCCCCCGCCACCCCGGCGGGCAGAAAAGACGGGAATGATGGCAGACGTTACACTGCCTACGCCCAAACCTACAAGAGATTAGTCGGCTACCCGTAGTATCGGCCCCGACACAACCGGAGCGGCTACCCACAGCCAAGTGGCCCCGCAAGTGAGGTAAAACAAATGGCGAAACGAGTAAGAGGTGCCCGTGCCAATAAACCAAATGATTCTTTTGGCACGATTAACGACGAAAGCCTGTATCGCGGTAAATACCGGGAAGAGGTAAATCACGAAGATGATGATGATGAAGCTGTAGAAGCACAAGACGCGGACCCCGAAGAGGCTACTCCACAAAGTGCAACTAGTTTTGTCGATTCTAAGAAAGACACAGAACACGACTACAAGAAGCGTTATGATGACTTGAAGAAGCATTATGATACTAAAGTCGGAGAGTTTAAGGCAGAAATCGATGGTCTACGGACGGCCATGACAGAAAGGAAGGTTGACATGCCTAGTGGCGTAGAAGCCCCCAAAACAGCCGAAGAACTTGATGAATTCAAGAGAAAGTATCCGGAAGTTTTTCAAGTCGTACAGACTGTTTCTGCAATGCAGTCGGAATCTCAGTTGTCCGAACTTCGTGAAGAATTAGGTACAATCAAAGAGCGGGAGAAGAACCTTGAAAAGCAGAGCGCCTATCAAGAACTTCTTGGCTATCACCCCGACTTTGACACTCTAAAGCAAGAGGAAAAGTTTGTCTCTTGGCTAGAAGAGCAGCCTTCGTCGATAGCTGACGGTATCTACAAGAACAACACAGATGCCAAGTTAGCGGCACGAGTGATAGACCTTTACAAGGCCGACATAGGCCAAACAAAGAAGAAATCCAGTAAGTCCGCCTCTGCGGCAGAGTCCGTAACAAAGCCCGCAGCGCGGGAAGTTGCGACTGCAGGCAAAGACGGACGCATTTGGAAAGCTTCAGAAATCGGCAAGATGAAACCGTGGGAGTTTGAAAAGCTTGAAGCTGAACTCGATACGGCTCGTACAGAAGGCCGAATAGACTACAACTCTTAATCCTCAAGGAAGGAATGACTAATGGCTTTTAATAGCGTGTCAGGTCACAATAACCTGCCTTCCGGTAACTTTACACCGGAAATATTTAGCCAAAAAGTTCTCAAATTCTTCCGTCGTGCTTCGGTTGCAGAAGATATTACGAATACCGACTACGCTGGCGAAATTGAGAACTTTGGCGATACAGTACGTATCATTAAAGAACCAACCATTACCGTATCTAGCTACTCACGTGGCGCGGTAGTGAACCCGCAAGACCTTGCTGACGATCAGATCACTATGGTGGTCGATCAAGCGAATGCTTTTGCGTTTAAGATTGACGACATTGAAGAGCGTCAGTCGCACGTCAACTTCGAAGCCCTTGCTACTTCTTCGGGTGCATACTCGCTGAAGCGTAAGTATGACGGCAATATCCTCACTTCGATGTTCGACGGTGCGGGTATCTCTTCAGAGTCTAGCCCATCTGTACAGCAAGTCACTGGACTTGGTACGGTTGGTTCGCCTCTGACTTCGCAGACTGGCGACAACCTCGTCAACATCATGCTCAAGATGGGCCGTGCCCTTGATGATCAGTCGGTTCCGGAAGAGAACCGTTGGTTCGTCGCCGCACCGGCTTTCTACGAGACACTGTTTGGCGCAGGTGCCAAGTTCGCAGAAGTACAGGTCACTGGTGACGGCACTTCGCCGCTGCGTAATGGCCTCGTCATGCAGGGCAACATTGCTGGTTTTGCTTGCTACAAGTCAACCGCAATGAACGCTGCTGGCACTGATACTGTGGACGTAACTGGTCTTGGTGCAGGTGAATTCCCTGTGCTTGCTGGTCACATGTCCTCAACTGCAACTGCTTCGCACATTGCGAAGACTGAAGTTGTACGTTCGACTGAAACCTTTAGCGATATCGTTCGCGGACTCCACGTATTTGGCCGTAAGGTCATGCGTCCGGAATCCCTCGTTCGTTCCGTTATCACACTGTAAGGGAGGCATAGATGGCTACTTATACCGTAACTGGCGCTGTCGCAGGCGTCCCTCTTGGCATTAAGCCGCAGATCGTGGAAGTCGTTCTTGACTTCTCGTCTACTAGCCTCACTACTTCGGACTCCGTTGAGGTTTTCGAAATGAAGGCAAACACTCTCGTCCTCATGGCGGGTGTGGAAGTCCTCACTGTAGCATCGACTGGTTCGCCTGTCCTTGACCTTGGTGATGACGCAGACGACGATCTCTACGTTGCTGCTCTTGACGGCACTGCTGCCGGTCACGAGATCAACAACGCAGCCGGTACTGCAAAGCTGTACACCGCTGCCGACACTATCGATCTGATTGCCAATTCGGCAACCTTCGACGGTAAGGTACGCGTGTTCGCAGTGATTGCAGAAATGGGCACTGCTGAGACAGCGGCTACGTTCGCTTAACAAACTTGTCAGGGGGGTGTGTTGCCCCCTTGACACTCTTTTAACTGCATGCTATAAGCAGGAACCCCTGCCGGGAAAGTAACAGGAGTCCTGCATGAATTACATCACTAGCAATGTGCCCTATTTTAAAGCGTGGGTACGCAGAGAGTACACGACCAATCACGACAGATATCATGGTGAATTTTTACACGCTATGGTGATTGGTGTAACAACGCTACCGATGCGAACAATGTCTTTCCAAGTATTGTTCACGGGATGCGAAGAAGAAGATAATGTGCATGGCGGAGCAATGTGGGCACGAATGCCCCTTACCGCTTTAGTTGGGGACACACCCTTAGATGACTGGCCAAAACCTCTTCCTACTTATTTGGCACAGCCGTGGGACTGTCAGTCACATCACCACGCAGTATACGTCCTCGACAGAGCCACACCAAGTCCGTGGCTTGCAAAAATTGACGGGGAGTTTTACCCCGCGAAGTATTACTTTACCGTTGACTACACTGGAACAGAAGTAGCCGACGATCCTGCACAACATAAACAAAGTCACATACTTGAATTACTCGACGCAGGAGAATACACGGGCAATATAGTAGCCCTTCCGAATAATCGGGTACGAGTTACAAACCCTGCTTGGTTCGTAACGGGTGATGGTCCGCCGGACTTTGCACCTAGTCAGTGGGTACACCACTCTAAACAAGACCCTAATTATGTAAGTGATACATCTAGGGTATTCGACAATCTTTACGCGGAGAGCGATTATGAAGAAGATGATGATGAAGAGTAAAGGCATGGCTCGTGGCGGACGCATGAAGTCGAAGGGCATGGCTAAAGGCGGTCGTATGGCTATGAAGTCAAAAGGCTACGCAAAGGGCGGCAAGACGAAATCGAAGGGTGCAGCCAAGGGTGGTAAGAAGCCCGCAATGACCCTCGCACAGATTCGTGCTGCTGCGAAAGCAAAAGGCTATAAAATCGTAAAGGCGTAACTATGGCCCGCAAACAGGACAAAATGCCCGCCCGCAACAAAAAGAACTTTCGGCCTACGAAAGCAGGGGCGGGTATGACTAAGGCCGGGGTGGCAGCGTATCGTCGCAAGAACCCCGGTTCTAAGTTGAAGACGGCAGTGACAGGGAAAGTGAAACCCGGCAGTGCAGCAGCAAAGCGTCGTAAGTCGTTCTGTGCGCGTTCTGCAGGGCAGATGAAAAAGTTCCCGAAGGCAGCAAAAGACCCGAATAGCCGTCTTCGTCAAGCACGGAAGAGGTGGAAATGCTAAATCTACTGATTGGTCCGATCTCTCAGCTAGCCGGTACATGGCTAGAGGGCAAGGTCGAAAAGACAAAGGCCGAAACAGGGGCAAAGGTTGCACGAGCGAAAGCCGAAGCAACCATCATGGAAAAGAAAGCCACTGGCGAACTCGACTGGGATTTGGAGATGGCTCGTGGAAGTCAGTCTTCGTGGAAAGACGAGTGGCTGGTCATTCTGTTTTCTATCCCCTTGATACTTGCGTTCATACCCGGAATGGAAGAGGTAGTTGCCAATGGCTTCGCACAACTCAACAGTATGCCGGACTGGTATCAGTATTCTCTTGGCGTTATCGTTGCTGCCTCTTTTGGTGTTCGTAGCGCTACTAAGTTCTTTGGAAAGAAGTAGGCGTGGCTGACGTAACATTTGAACGCATTTCCAAATGGAAACTTCTGCCTCGCTTTATGATGTTAGTGATGACTCTGATGAGTTGGCGCTGTGCAGAGTGGTTTATGAACTTGGACGCCCCGACTGCAGCACAGTCAGCATTTGTAAGCGTTGTGATGGGTGCTATGACAGGTGCGTTTGGTATTTGGATGGGCGGCGAAAACAGGAAACACAGCGATGAAGTATAATACATCTCACTTTCTAGATAAGGTCATTCAGCACGAGGGCATGGTCCTCACTGTTTATCAAGACACGCTGGGTATCGACACAATCGGTATCGGACGCAATCTCAAGGATCGCGGCATCAGTAAAGAAGAACTTGATCACATGGACATCCCGTCTATGGCTGTCGTATACGAGCATGGCATCACAGAGGCTGATGCACGATACCTCGCACTGAATGACATCAAGATTGTTGAAGAAGAACTGTGTCGGGTGAAGCCTGTCGTTCACGAACTAGATTCGGTACGGCAACTAATTTTGATGGACATGGCTTTCAACATGGGCGTACCCCGTCTCTGTAAATTCAAGCGCATGTGGAATGCAATACAGGAGAGCAAGTTCGACGCCGCCGCGCGAGAGATGCTCGATTCCCGTTGGGCGAAACAAGTAAAATCGCGGGCGATTAAGCTTTCTGTAGCAATGGAAAAGGGAGAGTTCTGATGACAACGGCCTATACTAGAGGACGCCGCGCACTGTCTAGCGCAGAAAAGCCCGAAAATTACGACGAAGGAAAGGGTCAAAGACTTCGCCGTGAAATGGAAATCTATCGTGTGACACCGGATCAAGCGAGAGAA